CACTGACTACCGGGGTTTCGCTGTGCATGTTGTGCCCTCATCATTTAGTTGCACTATACAACTAAATAGTGAGGGGTTGTCAAACATAATAAAAAAGGCTCCCTCAGGAGCTTTTTTAAATTCTTCAACGCAATGAAATAAAAGGACTTATTTCAGATCATGTCCACAGTTTGACCACATCGATAAACAAAACCCCATAAATTTGGGGTTTTGTTTAAGAAATGACCGTCTTGATGTTTTAGCTTTAAATGAGCAGTTAAAGTTGGTCAGTCTTAAAGTAAATGCAGTGTATTGAGAAATAGAAACATGTTTCGTGAATTGGTCACCAGCCCGTAGATGAATAAAAAAAGGGCCTTCCGGCCCCTAAAAAAATGTTTTTTTATGGATGTTGCTTTGCATTACGTAAGTACATTTCTGCCTGTGGACGAATTCGCTGAAATTCAGCAAGTAAGTCATGGATTGCTCCGTCAATCCAACTTTGAAATTCGGTTGAGTCCGAATGTTGGAACGATTGAAGTTCTCTAATAGCGTCGCGAATTTGTATTAATCGCTTCCCTATTGCAGCTATGTTTTTGTAATACGTAACGGAAATATCCGTTTTCTTTTTCTCAGTCATCATGACCTCCATTAGGTTGAAACACTCTTCCATTATGAGTGCCTTACGAAAGATACAGTGAAAGTAGCCTTGGATCTATCCTTTCTTGTTTTTCATATCCAGTGGATCTGTTGCTGGCCTGATTGACTCGGGTGCAGTGCCGCTGGTACTACAACTCCCGGAGATACGATAAAGCGCTCGACCGTCTCAGTGGTGACAAACGTGGCGCTGCAGTTGATGTTTGTGCACTGGTGATACCGCTCTTTGGTCGTGTCAGTAAAATAGCGGCTTGTGCGGGCGTGCGCGGCGAAATGGCATTTTGGACAGTGAAACATGTTGGGCACCTCATTTAATTTTCGATGCGCTAATTTTACTAAATTTATCCTTATACAACAAATAGTTAAAAACATATTACTGCGTTAATTCTTCGCTTTCGTACTCCACATCCGAAACCTTAACCTCAAGCTCTAAGCCCGTCGTGTAGCCGTTCCCGTTAAGGTTATGCACCACCCGGCTGATTATCCAAGACTGCTCGTCTATGACGCGCTTAAAGCCTTTGACCGCTATCGGCGTTTCAGGAAATAAATCTGCCCGGCCAATCGCCAGCGAGATTGAAAACTCCGCGACACCACGCTGTAGCTTGTCCCACTTCGAGGAGCTGCAGCGCTGCATGGTCGATGCGATGGAAGAATGGGAGGACTTCGAGCCGTTCGCCGACCGTCCGTTTAACTGGCGTCCTGTCTGGATTGGCTATGACCCGTCACACACCGGCGACAGCGCAGGCTGTGCGGTACTGGCTCCGCCGCTGGTTGCCGGTGGCAAGTTCCGCATCCTTGAGCGTCACCAGTGGAAAGGCATGGACTTTGCCGCGCAGGCCGAGGCCATCCGGGCGCTGACCGAGAAATACACCGTTGACTATATCGGCATCGATGCGACCGGCATCGGCCAGGGTGTTTACCAGCTCGTGCGCTCATTCTTCCCGGCGGCGCGCGCCATCCGCTACACGCCGGAAATGAAAACCGCAATGGTGCTGAAAGCAAAAGACACCATTCGCCGCGGGTGTCTGGAATACGACGCCGGGGCAACCGACATCACACAGTCATTTATGGCTATCCGCAAAACCATGACCAGCAGCGGCCGCAGCGCCACCTACGAAGCCAGCCGCAGTGAAGAGGCCAGCCACGCGGATATCGCGTGGGCGACCATGCACGCCCTGTTAAACGAGCCGCTTTCCGCCGGTAGCGGTATGCAATCAAGCTCCATTCTGGATATTAACTAAGATGAAAAAACGCCAAAAGAAACAGCCAAAACAGACCAGCATGACGGCCAGCACGTCGCAGAAAATGGAGGCGTTCACCTTTGGTGAGCCCTCCCCCGTTCTGGATCGCCGCGACATTCTCGACTATGTCGAATGCATCAATAACGGCAAATGGTACGAGCCGCCGGTCAACTTCTCGGGACTGGCAAAAAGCCTGCGTGCCGCCGTGCACCACAGCTCTCCGATTTACGTAAAGCGCAACATTCTGACCAGCACATTTATCCCGCACCCGTTGCTGTCGCGTCAGGACTTCAGCCGCCTTGTGCTTGATTATCTGGTCTTCGCCAACGGCTATCTCGAAAAGCGCATGAGCGTGACCGGCCAGCTCATGAAGCTGGAAACCTCACCGGCCAAATACACCCGCCGTGGTGTTGAGGATGGGGTTTACTGGTACGTGTCGAGCTTTACCCACCCGCACCAGTTCGCCCCCGGTTCGGTGTTTCATCTGCTTGAGCCCGATATCAATCAGGAGCTCTACGGGATGCCGGAATACCTGAGCGCGCTCAATTCCGCCTGGCTGAATGAATCCGCCACGCTGTTTCGTCGCAAGTATTACCAGAACGGCGCGCACGCGGGTTACATCATGTACGTGACCGACGCGGCGCAGAGCAGCACCGACGTTGAGGCGCTGCGCTCCGCGATGCGCGACTCGAAAGGGCTCGGTAATTTCAAAAACCTGTTTTTCTACGCCCCAAACGGGAAACCGGATGGCATTAAGATCGTGCCGCTGAGTGAAGTCGCCACGAAGGATGATTTTTTTAACATCAAGAAGGTGAGCGCCGCTGACCTGCTCGATGCGCACCGCGTGCCGTTCCAGCTCATGGGCGGCAAGCCTGAAAATATTGGCTCGATGGGGGATATTGAGAAGGTGGCGCGGGTGTTTGTGCGTAACGAGCTGACGCCGTTGCAGGAGCGTTTCAAAGAGATTAACGATTGGTTAGGAATGGAGGTGATCCGCTTTAAGGATTACAGCATAGAGACCGACTAAACCCGCCCAAAATGCCGCCTCCGGGCGGCACTTACACAGAGCGCACCATACGCCTCACACGCCCCGTAATCCCTTGCTCACCTCGTCACCCAACCGAAAGCACAGTGCGCTACCACGACGCGCACAGACGCGCAAAATAAATGCTGTCATCACGTCTGGCGCGCAGTGCTATCCCCGCCTCGCCTGCCCGCTTAACAAGTCGCTTTTAATGCAGTTGCATTACTACCTCAGCCTTCGGCTAGCTCTAGCGGTAAAAGGTTAATTTTCGTGAGCTAAACACATGCAAAAAAATGCAATTTCCCAGTCAACCCATAACCATGTGGTGACGAAGGTGGGTTGTAAGTAACTTGTTAGAATATCATCTTTTATTTGACTGAAGTCACGTTTTCCATGTTTTTTTGCTCAATACCCAAGGAAAAAATTTTGATATGATTTTTCTTTGTTTTATTGGGTTAACTTTCTACACACAACATTCAGATTGGAGACAAAATGATTGATAACTATGTTGCGGATGAAAAATTATTAATCAAGAAAAGAACCATAAAAGATCTTGCTGATTATATAAACATTAGATCTGGCCAAACCCCTAACTATTCATTATTTTTAGGTGCTGGCGCTTCAGTAACATCAGGTATTAGAACAGGCTTCGAATTGGTTCAAGATTGGAGAGAAGAGATTTTCACCAAGTTTTCAAAAGAAGAATACACAACACCTGATAAAGCTGTTGAATGGCTATCAAAAAAACACCCAGATTGGTATGATAAAAACAACGAGTATTCATCTCTATTCGAAAGAAAATTCGACTTACCTTCACAGCGCAGGCGATTTGTTGAACTCCAAGTCGACAAGAAGTTACCTTCCATTGGTTATGCATATCTTGTTGAATTATTTGAAACCGGATATTTTGATACTGTTTTCACAACAAACTTTGATGATTTAATCAACGAAGCCTTTTATCAGTTCTCGTCTAACAGGCCATTATTATGCGCTCATGATTCTTCAATCAAGGGAATATCGATAACATCAGCCAGACCCAAAATAATAAAACTTCATGGCGACTATTTATTTGACAGTATTAAAAGCTCACTCAGAGAAACCGAATCTTTAGAAAATAACACCCGTGAAAAATTGATAGAATTCACTAAAGAATATGGTTTGATATTTGTAGGCTACGCTGGAAATGACAACTCAATCATGGATGTTCTAAAACATCTTTTAAAACAGAGCGATTACTTGAGAAATGGTATTTACTGGTGCACCAGAAAGGGGGATCATATAACACCAGAATTGTTTAAATTTTTAAATCATGAGAAAGTTTATTGGGTAGAAATAGATGGATTTGATCAATTAATGGCTGAATTAGTTCATGAGTTAGGTGGTAATCTATCATTGGGAGGAAACCAAAAATCTTCCAAAAGAGAACGCATGATTCAAAATTTCATTGCTGATGAATTCAAGTTAAATAATAATAATCTTATCAAGAAAGATCTTCTCAAATTAAAAAAACACACATTGACACAAGACATTTCTGCCCTTATTAATGAACTTTCCGAGGCCGAAGGTGACGATCAAAAGATACCTGAAGAAGATTTCAAAAACCTCTTAGCCATAGACAATCTAATTCGTTCTAAAAATTATAGCGCTGCAGAAGATAAACTTAATAAGTTAACGAACAGCACCACTGATGACAATATAAAATCAAAATATCTTCGTCGCTTAGTTGAACTTAAAGAAGAGCAAAATGATACGAAATCCGCCCTTGAATACAGCGATAAACTCATAGAGTTGGATGAATTCAATTTGCATTACTCACTTACAAGAACCAATATATTTCCAGAATTAAAAGAGAAAATCACATATCTCAAAACTCTTTTGGAAAAATTTAAATATAGTGTTGATCTCAGGAATCACTTATGTAGAGTATCATTAAAATATTTAGAGACAAATGATGAAAAACTTATAAACTTTACTGATATCTATAGACTTTTAGAAGAGAGTTTAAAGCAAGATAGCAGCCTTGGAAATGATGCATGGCGCATAAAATATGATGCATTTAAATGCGAGCACTTATCAAATCACGATAAAAAAGAAAGAAATTCTTTAATTAAGAATCTGCTGGAAACATTAAAAGGTATAAATCCCCTTCATGATACTTATTTAGATATTTATTCAAGCCACTCCAGTTCAACTCAAGAAAAAAAAGAAGTATTAGCTTGCATTGAAACTTTAAGTGATGCTTACAAGATTAGTTCAAAAAGCAAAAAAAAGAACATATTGAAATATTTAACTCAATTATATCTGTCATTATTTGATTCTGATGTTGATGAAGACACACCAATTCTCATGAGAGAATTTATTGTTAAGTATGAAGAAGATAAAGATATTTCATGCATTGCTCCTTTTGTTCTATTTAAATCACGTTTTGAAATTGGTTGTAATAAAAACATTTCAGCCGGAATAGAACTTGCTAAAGAAGCCATGGAAAGTCCTTGGCGCAATGATAATATCCAGAGTATTGTTGATATACTTTTAATTGATAGAGGAAACATAGAGTTAGTTGAGGAGTTTTTAGATAACCTACCAAGAGACACTTCAGAGGTTCTAATTTTAAAAATTAAAGCTGAGGTGGCATACCTTAAAGGAGATTACGAATCATCTTTCAAATTGATGGATATGGCTCGTGATAAAAAATGGAGTTTTAGCAGCTACATTCTAGGGAAAACTTATGTGAATCTTTTAGCGAAAAATTATCGCGAAGTTATTAGATTAGTTGATGAAAACTTAGGGAAAATAAAAGACATCCAAGAGCATGACATTCTCATTGTTAATCGTGAGCTAGCAAAAAGAAAGCTTGGCTTAGAGATTAAGAAACATGACATATTATCAATAATAGCCCACTATAAATCTAAGGGCACTGTTCCAATGTGTGCTTTCTTCCTTTTAGATGATGAGCGACAAGGGAAAAGACAGTTGCAAGTGCTATTAGAACAAGACTTTATGAATTATTATAGATTCATCGAGTGGCCAGCATTACCTGAGGGTGTTTTATTATCTTTCTCGCCAATAAAAGGTGAGGCAGCTTAATTTCCTTTATTAACCCTAACAGTGGAGCACTCATTCCACTGTTAGGTTTTAATATGATACCTATAATCATCAATACGGAAACCAGATCTTTTTATACTAGAGTTATCTACACATCTAAATCCAGTAGAATAAAGCCAATTATTATTCTCTTCATTATATTCTCGCGAGTTTTTTATCTCATGCTCACCCTTTTTAGAACCACTAGAGATTGCACCCAATCTACAGTTATTGACAGGACTCCGAGGCGCGGCAATGCCGCTTTTTAAAGTCAAAGGCTCAACGGCCAATAGCTTTGGAACAATGCGCCATTCGGCTGTCCGGGTAACACGTACCAGCTCAGAGCCCAAGTGCGGGGCGTAGATGCCCACAACTTTCTCAATATCCTCTTCGTAGGCGTTGACCTCATCAGTAACATTACGAGCCACACGGACGGTCTGGCTATCGCGTGGAACATTTGCCCCACCCTGCGCTACGATATACAGGTCAAATTCACCTTCATCAGCTGCAGCTCTGGCCGCTTCGACACGCTCATCGAATTCATCAGCAATGCTTACCCCGCGAGGCAATTTGCGCAGTTCGCGATATGCGCCCATCGTCGGCAGGCCAATTGATTTAAATTGCGGGATACGCCATGTTGACGCCCATGCGGTTACCGCTGATGCGGTATCGGTTAGAGGCTTGCCGGTGTCGTGATCGACCTGACCATCGAGCGCGTAACCATCGATATTCTTCGCGATGTATTTTGCAATGTAACCGGCTGCGCCACCTTGATTGAGGTGCTTCGCTTCAAAGCGTTGTGCTACAGCGCCTTTTTCATCGCCATCTTCTTTTAAGGCATAACGGCGCATGATTTCGGTGATGTGTTTGCGTTGCTCTGGTTTGCAAAAAAGCATCATATGCCAGTGCGGAGTCCCGTCATGATGCGGCTCAACAACACGCATCCCGTAGACCTGCAGACCGTTATCTTTAAAAGCTGTACGCATCAGGCTCCAGATACGGCACAAATACCGCTGTCCATCCTTGGGCGTAAAGGCGGTTTCATTCCATCCGTGGTTAAGCTGCACCGTCTTTTTATCGCCCTTTCCAACCTGACGTGTCGGGTGATACTTCGACGGAGTGGTGATAGTGATAAACATCCCGACGTCACCCTGACCGGCCGCATAGCGTTCAATCCCTGCGATAGTATTCATCAGTTCCATACGACGGATTTCGGGGTTTGAAATACTTCCCATGACTTTGCTGATGAGATCGATGCGCTCACCAGTGACTTTGTTTTCCAAGTCACACGACTTCAAGTATTCGAAATTAGCCTGACGGCGAGAATGTACATCACGGATCGCCGTTTTGCTGGCGTATGGGGAGCGGTCTTTATTCACCTCACCGGCGGCAATCAGCAAAGCCTCGTGCCAGCGCATACGCTGCGCCTTAAACTGGTTAATCCACCATTCATCGTTAATCAGACGAGCGATAGCGGAAAATGCCTGGCGGATCGTGATTTGCCCTTTGCGGTATTTCTTCCAGAACATTGGGGTGATGTTGAATGCACGAGCTGCGCCAGCAACGCGACCATATAAGTGCGCCTGCGCTTCATCGGTGAAAAGGGTTTCTTTACCGCCATGAGCATCTGCCCATGCGTCGCTAAGTTCCTCATAAGCAACATAGAGCTGCGAAGCAATACGAGCAGCAAATTTTTTGAGTGCTTTGTCACTCATACCCGCTAATCGTGAATAGCTTTCGCGCTCGCTCAGAAAGAGAAGCGATGCAGTCTCGTTCATTCCATTTAACTGATTAACCCGCTCAAGACGCGGCCCCACCCTTTGCTCAACGGTGTTCTTGAGGAAATAGAAACCATGAAGTGGGCTTTTAGTACGACGGATGAAGTCATACCGCGAGTTAAACAACGTTTTTAAGACATATGGCAGGCGATTAACTTTACCTAAAACACCTTGCACCTGACGGTATTCGCCACGTGTAAGGGGTCTGTCGCGGCCTATAGCCTCATTGTTGACATTATTCCAGGGATAAGCACCAACGAATGAATCACTGGTGCCTTTTAAAAATGGTGGTGGTGGCGAGGGGGCAATACGCCCCCGAGATTCGATGGACATACTATTTAAAGGCGTCCAGACATTGCTTCCCCAAGCGTTCAATTCGTGCTTCCAAAGCTGAGAAGCCAATAAGATCGCTGGTCAAAAGATCATGCAATACCAAGCCTGAGATAAGCTTAGGGATAGTTGGGTAGTAACCCACAACGTCCAGCCAATCCTTGCCTTTGTTCTTCCCGGATGTTGCGGTCTTCTTCTCCTGCAGAATGAATTGATAGCGGTCACTGGTGATGACGTACTGGTTATTTATCTCGATGCGTATGCTCATTCTGGCTTCCTTTAAAAAGTGCTTAGCCCGCTCAATCGAAAATTGAGTTGTGCAGATTTGCCGACTCTTGACCTAATAACTCGATAATCTCGGTACGATTGAGCTCAGACTTGCTGATATGCGCGATAAGCCCGTCAAATCGAGATGAGAATCGTGTCGCTAGGTCACGTTGTGCTTCGTTTACTGCCTGCTCCAGAAGAGCGGAAAACATGCCACCTGATGCTGTAATTTGTTTTTGCATTTGCCTATATCCAGACAAAAGGAGTCCCCACGCTTTAGGGCGCGTAATAAAACGAATCCAGATTAATTAATGTAAATACTGCTCAGGTTTTACCGAGGTTAAAATGGTTGGTGCGTACTCAAATAGGCTAAACAGCTCTCGCAAAGCCCTGAAAAGTTTGTCACGCCAATAACAGGCCTCTTCATTTAAACGCCAGTGCGGCATCATAAATTCCTGTTCTGTCAGTCCCGCATGAAGAAACAATGAGCGCCTTTGGCTAACGGTCAGGCGACTGATGAAAGTTGCTTTTGACGAGCCAATTTGGCGGTGCCGGGCAAATGCATTTCTCAATTCATCAAGCGCACAAACAAGACGCTCACAATCTGCTTCGGTCATTTCCTCTAAGCGCATGACAGAGTGACGCTGTTTTAATTGAGCGTGGAAACAAACCGTAAGACGCTCCCGCTCCATCATCTGATTGTAAAAATCACAGGTATCCTGCCAGCGAGGCTGAGCCAAATACTTGCAGACCAGACCGCGAAGTGCTGTTGGTTGTTTCTGGATCACGTCCAGTGTCATTACCGTCATAACCACAGTCCTCTCTTTTTGACCAGGCGACGAAGCTTATCGATAACGCCCGGCTTTCGGGTTCGGATGATGATGCCCTTGCGGCCGCGACCGTGTGTGATAATGAAGTTGATTGGATTAGGGCTTTCTCTTCGAAGCAACTGTGCAATACAGCGAGGTTCATTCTTCATACTGGCCCCCCTAATCCGAGCCACATCAGCCAACCATCACGAATTTCCTTCGGGCGGCTGTCATAGGCCATCTTCATACCCTTGTTCCAGGCAGGCAGATAAACCCAATATTCACCTGCGCGCCCACTCGTTGACCGCGGATCGGTCATCTCAACAACAGGCAACTTACCCTTCTCAATCATCCCTTTAACCGCTGCGGGAGTTTTTCCAATAAGACGGGCAAATTCCTGATATGGAACCGCATCTGTTCTGCTTACAAGCTGGTTACTCATCTGCTACGATTCTCCTTTAGTGTGATTAATTGCTCTAAATAGGGTTTAGTTGCTCTAAAAGGTGATTCATCTATCGAATAGATAAATCTACGATAGATGATAATGTTCAACTATAGGTGATTTTATGTCAATACAGATCCATGAAAAAATCAAGCTGATAAGAGAGTCAGAAAGGTTAAATAGGCGACAATTCAGTGAGTTAACTGGAATCGTTTACGGTTCTTTTTGTAGTTATGAAGCCGGTGACAAAAAGCCGGGAGTCGAACAAATCATGAAAATCCTCCAGCATCCGCGCTTCACGAAATACACCTTGTGGTTTATGACTGATCAAATAACACCCGAAGCTGGGCAGATTGCACCGGCTCTCGCGCACTTTGGGCAGCAGACAACAATGTCATCCCACTCAGACCAGAAAACTGGCTAACTATTTATGGCGCTTATTTGTGCAGTAAATGCACAGTGAGTTTTTGCTATTTAAATCAGGAAATTGAAGTACGCAGTAACATCATCGGGAGGCTT